TTGAGCAATTTCATCAGCATTAGCATCGCGAACAATTTCCTCGCCTGTTTCAGCATTGAAAACTGTTACCTGTGGAATTGTTATTTTTGGCATTATTTGACTCCATAAAGAACATAGTTACCTGATGTTAAGTTGCCAGTTTCGGCAAGAATTGTAATTGAAGTAATCGCAGAAAGGCTTTTATAAAATCCAATAACATTTCTAATTGTTGCAGATGTATTATTCGCATAAGCCTGAATATCAGCAATTTTGTGAACGGTTGTGTTTGTGTAGTTGTAAATTCTGATATTTTCTTGACTATAAGAACTTCCTGACGAAACTGCGTCTCCGCTTGTACGCATAAAGTTTTGGTCAGGGGTTGTAATTCCTGCCGCTGCATCTTGACTATAAATTGTAGCCATTGTGTAATTTGTACCGCTATCGCCGTTTAATCTGATTACTCCAGCACGCCCTGCGGTTGCATGAACTCTATTGGTGATAACTAAAAGTAAATCCTGATAAGAACCTGAAATCGAACTAATGGTCACGCTTGCCCCTGAAAGTGTGCCACTAGCCAGTTGAGTCATTCCACCGCTTGCCGCAGTTGCCCACGCAGGAACTCCACCGCTAACAGTTAAAACTTGACCGCTTGAACCAATACCCAAGCGTGTATTTGTATCAGCTGTAGATGAACGGTATTCAATATCACCAAGAGTTGTAGAAGGATTAAGAGCCTTCAATTTTGTATCTACAGCTTGACCAAAAACCTCAAAGTCAGCTGGTAAATCTTTTACCAAGTCTGTATTTGTAGGCATGGCAAAGGAATAGTTGGTAGTTGGATTAGCCATTTGTGCTCCTTATCAAGAAACTAGTATAGCGTTTAACCAGTCCAAAGTAGGACTAATTGTCTGCCATTGTTCGGTAATTGGTACGTCCATCCACTTGAAAGCTTGTAGGCTATAAGCTGTAGGTGAAAGGTTAAGAGTAATGCTTAAAGCGCCTTTAGAAGCTGAAAAGGTCCAACCTTCTACAAAGCCTTGGAAACCAGCCGGAAGCATATTAGACGGTAAATTTGAAATGTCCAAAGGTAAGCCCATAAATACATTGAGTAAGGCGTCTCTGTCAGCATTGTCAATCTCACTAGAAGCTAGTGGAAATGTAATAGACCTAAACATGAATTCAGGATAGGCGCGTAAAGCTAAATAGAAGGCAGCTTGAGTATTTGCATCGGTTACAGTTTCTAGGCTGGTGCTTATGTTCTGCCCTAGCTCACCATAAATAGCTATAGAAGCTGGGTCTGTAGCTGAAACTACTTGATTATTCTTATAGGTAATCTTGACTGAGTTGCGGACGTCTCCAGAACGTTTAGCTATCTTAAGTCCCGAGCCAATAGCATGATTACCGTTTAATTCAACATAACCATTATTTGCTAGGTATTGTCCTCTATGAGTTGCGTCAGCATAAAATATGCGTCCGCTTGAGTCCTCACCAATAGTACCAAGTCCAGACCTAGCTAAGTCTGCTACAAGGTCATAAGCTGTAGTTGGACTAGAAGCGCGAGCTGTAAGCTCGTAATCTCCCGGACGGTCAATCTCACCAAGACCTGAATTTTCAGCATTAGCCCAAGTAGTTGTAGCTGTGTAGTTAGACCATATAAGAGCGGCTGGTACTTCACCCCAAGTCTGATATAACAAAGGCTCTAGGATTGTATAAATTTGATTACCGTCAAAATCCTTCGAAAGCACACCGTCTGTAAGAACCTTGGTCAGCTTAGCTAGAGCTCCTAAGGCTTTAATGTTAATAACCTCTACAATGCCGTTTGCGCCGGCTTTATCCACGCTTATGTCTAAGTCTGTAATTGTGCCGCCAAATAGGTTAACAAAGCTCCCAGAGCTGTCTTTGACCTGTATAAGCACATCATCATTTATGTCTATTGGAATTGCGCTGCCGTCTGTGTTAATTATTGTTACTGAGCAGTAACCAGCGTAAGGCTGTGAATAAATCTCAGTCCTACCTGATGTAATGCTTAAGTTAGTTAAAGTTAAATTTGTGTAGTCAAGCCCACCGTTTAGGGTTATCTTCCACTCAGGAGTCCACGCTGACACTATCTATCCTTACTGAAATTAAAGATAGTTCCTGCTCCACCGCGAGCGGCTGAGTCTGTTGCAGCATCGGCAAGGCTGCGTACTACTGACTCACCATCTCCAACAATTCCATTAAAGTTAACAGTAAGAGTTGCAGCTTCTCCTCTACGGAAAGAACCAACATTAAATGAGCTAGTAGACTCAATAGCTCCTACTGACTGAGCTTGACGCTCTAAAACAGCTATTTGAGCTTGGTATTCAGCTAGCTTAGCTGCTCCGGCTTTCTTGCTTATGCCGCCAGTTTCAACCTGAAAGACCGTCTCTCCAATACTCTCATTAAGGTTTGTGAGCTTATCTACTAAGTCTTTTAAGCTTGTTGCAGCTTGTGGCGTAAATAGTGAACCGCCACCGCCGCCACCACCGCCGCCGCTTGGTGTTAGACCACCACCAGCTGTAAAGCTTCCGCCGGTCTTACCACCGCTAAGATAAGTACCAGATTGAATTGGACTTAAGCTACCTGTAGTACCGTCTCCAAAGTCAATGTTTGAAGTAGAGCTATTAGCTAAAGCGTTACCTGCCGCCAATACACCAGCTGCAAGAGCCGCTGCTCCAACACCCAACAAAGGATTAAGAGCAAAAGCTGTAGCAATACCAGTAACAATAGCTGACGCTTTAAGAGCGTTGTAAGCCATGATAAGGCTCTTAATTAAAGCAATAGTAGCTGTAACCGCAGCTGAGATTTTGCTAACCACAAAGACAGTAGCTACTACCCCAGCTGTAATTATTAAAAGTTCTTTAAAGTCATAAACAATTCCAGCTACCTTTTTAACCATTTCACCAAAAGCGTAAGCTCCCTTGGTAGCTTCTCCAGACTCATTTTTAGCGCCTGTAAGACCAGCTATAAAAGCGTTCATGTTAGGTACTAGGGTAGTTAAAATAAAAGTAGCTAGTCTTTCAACAATAGGTAACAGCGCAGCGCCAATAGCTTCTTTGGCTTCATCTGTTGCAATTTGAATACGCTCAAATTTCTTAGCTGTAGTCTCAGCTTCATTTTCTGCAAAAGTCCCAAAAGTTCTTTTGAGAGTATTCATAATCGCATCTGTGTCTTTTGACTTTAAGATGTTTGCATCAAGTCCAAGACCCAAGCGTCCAAGAGAAGCCGCGTTGCCGTCATAAGCTTTACCTAAAGCATTTGAAACAGTTTCAAGCGGCTTACCAGTAGCAGCTGAAATATCAAGAGCTAAGTTGAGAAGGTCTTGAGCTTCCGTAACTGAGTTTGTGCTTCTCGCTAGTCTCGCCAAGCTTGGACGTAGCTCATCATCAGTAACACCAATAGCTACAGAAGTTTTAGAAATCCAGCCTTCTACAGCTCTGGTTTGCTCAAGGGTTGCCCCTGTTGAGACTCTTAGCGTTTCTGCAAGCTTACGCTGAGCAGCTTCATCAGCTAGCGCGTTCTTAATTGCAGCTGTAGCAAATACGCCAATAGCTGCGGCAGCTGCGCCAAAAGCAATAGTAGCCTTTTTAGCTATGTTAGTTATATTGCCTGAAAAAGTTTGTGTGTCTTTACTAGCTTTGGAAAGACCTTTGGTTAGGTTATCTACGTCTCCAAGGATGGAGAGCTTAAGCGTTCTGGATTTCTCAGCCATTACCAAGGACTCACAATTCTCTTAAAGGCAGTTTCCCAGCGCGCAATAATTTCAGGTTGAATAGCGCGCATGGTAGGAAAGATGAAGTAACCTGTGTTGCCGCGTTGACCGTAGCGTGGTGTGCGTGGCGCGAATTGAGACCAGTTCTTAGAACCAAATTCAAGACCAGCTAAAAGACCATTACCGCCTTCTCTGGCATAATTAAATTGTGTTGTAGCTCCACCGCTAAACTTCTGAGAAGCAAAGCCAAAAGCCAGTTCACCAATCTTAGAAGTCTTAGAAACCTTGACGCCTTGAGCTACGCGTACAGCGGCTTTTGAATTTGGTGCAGTCTGAGCTGCGGTTTTAATTCTGCCAGCTGCATACTCAGCTAGAGCGTTTGACTCTTGTTTAGCTTCTTCAACAGCATAGTCAGCCATCTTTCCAAATGACCGGATAATGGCTTTAATTTCATCTGGGTCATAGCTTACGGAGCGTACAGGTTCAATGACTTCTGCCATGTTCTGTACGCTCCTTCACTATCTCAAATGCTGTTAATACGTCCTCAGCGGTTTCAAATTCGCTTGGACTTATTTTGTACTCATAAGCCAAAAGCCAGAGTATTCTGTTTATGCTTCCGGCTGGGTAGCTTTTGGGTCTGCATCTATGACCGTAACTTCCGCTACTGTCTCCATCCAGACTTCAAAAGGTTTTACAGGCTTTCCAGCGGCTTCACGCTTGTGAGCGTTATACGCTAGAAACATTAAGTCCCAAATGCCGATTGACTCTTGAGCCTTACTAATTGTGTTGCCTGTTGCCTTTTCCCATTTAGCCCACTCAGGTGGTTGAGCTGTGTAAACAGCTTGTTGACCGTCTGTGTATTCAATACTGATTGGCAGTTTCATTGTGTGCTCCCGTTTCTCTTATTAGCTAAATGTACCTGTTGGTACAGCTGCAACTTCAAGGGAAAGGCTAACAGTCTGAGCATCTGGAGCTGTACCAGACACGACAGGGAAAGCTGGGAAAGCTGTACCTGTAAATACTGCACCTGTAACAGCTGTCAAGCTAAAAGCAAGAGCTGTGTCTGGTGAAGTGTTAGCAGCTGTCCACATAGCCTCACATAGAGAGCTTGCAGCTCCCCAGTCAGCTAGAAGCTCAACAGCTAGTGTGCCGCTTGAGTCAATCGTCTTTCGGACCTTGCCGTCAAGTGTCTGATAAGTTTCGCGTTGTACGTCTGTTGTAAGTGTAACGCTAGTGGCTTGAGCATCATACGCTTTTGAGTCAATGGTCAAAGCCAAATCGCGTCCAGTAATTACTGTAGGCATTTGTTCTCCTTAGTTAGTTTGTTCATAGTAGGTGCTGACGTTTATATCTGCCACTAGCAAATTGCTTACGCCAACTTGAGTTACAGTAGGTCTTTCAACCGTCCCAATAACCCATCCAGCTGGAATAACAGCTAGAATCTGTAGAATTAGCTTCTCTATATTATCAAGAGAGCCTGTGTTGTTGTTATATGCAACCCCAACTGTGATTGTGTAATTTAATTGAGCTTTGATTGCCGCCTTGTTAATCAAAGTCAATTCCATGTAAGGGGATGAAGGTACAAAGGTAGCAAAAGGCACTACAGGATTTTCAGGCACATTAGCGTAAACATTAGCTGTGACAGAAGCCAAAGCTGTAGCTAAAGCTTGACGGACGTTAACTTCAATAGATGAAGGCATTATCCAATCATGCTTTCTACGTCAATAAAAGGTCCTAATAAACCTGAGACGCGATTGAAAAGCGAGCGACCTAAACGGAAAGGAGCAGGACTAAAATCTACGCCTTCTGTCTGTCCACCCGGAGCGTTGCGAGAAGCAAAGATTTCTACAGATACAGCTAAGACCGCAGCTTCTACGTTTGAGTTTCCAACATAAGTTGAAGCTCCTGAAAGAGTTGCTAGCCCTGATGGGATTACGTTCTTTTCTAAAATATCTGCATTTGTTAAAGCTGCACTAAAAGTATAATCAGAAAGTTCATCTGCTAAAACGGTGTGTGTTGCATTAAAAGGTGAGCCGCAACCTGTAACAACTACGCTCTGACCTTCTGTAAATTCATGAATACCAACTGTGTGAAAGGTTGCGACATTATCAGTCAGCGAAACCTTGTCAATAGGTGTTGAGTATTTAACAAGCATAGGAAGGATTAGACCTTCTGCCGCGTCAATCTGGTCTGTCAGAATTGCATCAGAATAGAGCGAACTAGAAACGCCAAGAACAGCGCGCAGCTCGGAAGCTGTGATAATTGTTGCCATTTCTAGTTCCTCTCTAAACTGCTGGGGGAGTGACCGGGAGCAGCCACCCCCCCATGATTAGTTTGCGCTATTAGGAAGCGTTATTGAAGCCGAAGCTTCCGCCAGCTGAAAGTGTTACCGCTGAGCCGTAGCCGTAGTAACCAACTTCAACCTGACCTGTACCAACAATGTTAGTACGTAGTTGTAGTGGAGCCGCTGACTCGTACCATACAAATGAGTCAGAGTTAACCATGACGATTGTGTCGTCTCCTGTTGTTCCTTGGTAAGGGTCAACATAAACTGGCAGACCCATTACTGAACCAACTGGTGAGCCCGGTTCAACTGCACCAAAGCCGTTTTGTGCGTTACCTGCAACGTTGAACAAAGGACGCTTGTTAGCATCTGTTAGAGCGATTAAATTCGCCCATTGTGATGGTGAGACCAAGATACCTGTTGGGAAACGCTTTGTTGCATTGTAGATAGATGCAGCGCCGCGTGAAATAAATCCTGCAAATTCATCTCCGTCAAATGGAAGTGTGATTTGTGTTCCGTCAAGTGTTCCAGCTTGAATTGCAGTTAGCATGGCTTCGTCTGTTGCCTTTGCATAAGCTGAGCCCATGAGACGTACAAGCTCGTCAAAGAACGCAGGACTTGTGCGGTCAAGGACCTGAATATCGAATTTTTGCATACCGGCGAAGGTAGACACGCTGCAATTTACATATTCAATTTCAAGCTGTGTATCTGAGAACGCACCCTTTTCAGCTTGTGAAGCTACAGTAGGAGCGGTTTTTACGCGTGGAATTTCAAAAGTCATGCCGGCTTGTGGAAGCGCAGCATTTCGTACCGCTGAAATTGCAGGACGTACATTTGTTGTCTTTGGGTCCCAAATTGTTGTTAACTGTGGAGTTGGTACAAGACCAGCTACCTCAGTTGTTGTTGTATCGGATGCAGCTGCAACCCATAGCTTTGAAGTTTCATCTCCAAGAGCAGCGCGTACATTGTGCTCTAAGAATGAAGCTGGACCTGTAATACCATGACGTACTTTTGTAGTCATGACTGGAGTTGTTGAAGCTTTAACTTCAACGTGAGCAGCTTCTACCGTTTCAGCGGCAGGAGCGTTAGGAACGGTAGTGTCTGACACTTGTTCTCCTTCTGGTTGGTTTTCTGTTGTTTCCTGAGTCTCCTCAGAAATTTCTGGTGTATCGGTAGCTGCTACTTTTTCAACAACTGAACCGGGAATAGCGCCTGATGTGACAAGGCTAACCTCAATAAGCTGTGATGCTGAAATAAGCATTGTGCCTTCTTTGTTTTCCCATGAGTCAACTGTTACACCCACGCTGAAATCAGAACGGAGTCCAGTAGCAGCTTCTTCAAGAGCGTCTGAACCAGCTACAGTTTTTGCAATTTTGAAGCTAGCTGTAATTCCTGTTTCATCTTGAGACCACTCAAGAAGCTTGCCAATAGGCTTTGTTTGGTTATGTTCTAAAACAAGTTTTGTGTCTTTACCAAATGTAATTGAGTTTTCAGCGAACATAGTACGTCCGGCTGATGTGTTGCCTTCCGCGTTCCATTGAACAATACGTCCAGCAATAATGCGTGACTCTGTATCTGCCGCTGTAAGTGTTACTGGAAATGTAACCTTCATTATTTCTCCTTTATCCATTGTCAATTAAATCTTCTTCCTCTTGTATTTGTTCAACAGACATAGCACCAATACGGTTAAGAATTTCATAAACCTGAGCGCGCTCAAGAGAATTACCGCGTAAGAAATCGTCTAAGTCATAGCGCACAGCTTGATTTCCCGGGCAGAAATCCGGCATTGAGAGCCTTTGCTCCACGCTTGTGATGATGCTGCGAAGCGAGAAGTCCAGTAAGCCGCGGCGTTCAGATTGAGTGTTGGAGTAAGTCATGCTGGTTGTTTCAGCTGACACAAAATATGCAGGAATGTTGCAAGCTCTGGCAAGCTCCAAAGCGACATACTGACGCGCCTCATTAAGTTGGAGTTTCGCTGGGTCTATGCCTAGAGCTTGCAATTCTACATCTGCATTGAGAAATGCTGTTGAACGCGTAAGACGAGCTGAGCGCCAAGCATCAAGTAGTTTTGTAATTCTTTCGGCTGGAAGATTTGTGCCATTTGATTTCAAAACTTGCATAGGCACAGGCTCTTTAGCAAAGCTTTCAGCTGCGGCTTCTAGTGCGTGAGCTGCGCGAATAGTACGTCCGGCTCTATTTAGAATTCCAGCTGAGTCAAGACCATAAAATACAACTACAGAACCTACGCCTTGTTGCGGTGCGAATGTTCCGTCAATTTGATAACCAATAATTTCTGTGCCAAGCGCGTTAAGCTGCATTGTTACACGCTTTGGGTCTATACGCGTCCAAGCTGCAATTCTTCCGTCCTCAGCATAAACTTCAAGGACTTGACCATAAGCAATATTGTCAAACCACAAGTCACCGTAAATAGCAGACCAAATTGCAGCGCCGGGAACGCGTGGGTCTGGTTGGTTGATAACACGCTTTGGTTCAATTTCAACATTAGTCATTTTATTGTATTGGTAAATAGGAATTGAAGCCAAAGTTGAGCACACAATTCCGTAAGCTCTAGCTATTGTTGGAATTGCTAAAGCTTGTTCGCGTGTAGCTGTAGAAGCTGGGTAAAGAAAATTATTTGTAGATGCAACATTGTTAAATGGCGCAGGTGTAGACGCGGCGTCAACCGTTATTTGGTTGTTTTCCGCTGGCTTGCCAAAAATGTCAAAGAGTCCCATTGAATAAATGATAGCACAAAGGCGCTAACACTAACCTACTTGAATGTCAATCTCAGTCTCAGCGCGTGTTGCAAAATGGCTGACCATTGAAGCCGCAACAGCTCCACAGATAATTCCAGAAGCTTTACGTCCCATGACCCAACCGCCGTCACCGCGATTTAGACGCACCGCAGCTAGGACTTGTTTAGTTAGCTCCTCTTGCCCTGAGTGAACAAGTCTTTGAGCTGAAATAGCTGAAAGGTATTCGTCACAGCTTTGTTGATATTCCGGCGTGTTGATTTCATGAATAGGAATACCGGCTGGGACTAAACGAGAAGCTACAGAAGCGCTTGTCAAGGATGAGTAAGCCACTAAATTAGTTGGAAACTTCCTGACCCAAGGAGCTATCTCGTTTGCCAAAAGCTTATCGTCTAGGTGGGTTGGGTTATACCAAGTCTGCAAAAGTGAAATCATAAATTTGTTCTTGTCAAGCCTTTGGCTGGCAACAAGAGCTGCGTGTTTTCTATCTGGTGAAAGGTCTACAGCTAGCCATGTTTCTTTTTCTGGGTCAAGCTTGACAGTTTCGTCTTTACACTTTTCAAATTCTGATGGAAGCACTACCGGGTTAATCATGTCAACAAATTGACACAAAACTTCCGTCCTAAATATATCTTCTCTATCTGACAGAGCTTCCCGGATATTTTCTATGTTTACTGTATAACCTAAAGACGGATTACTCTGTCTCCAGCCTTCAATATCATTTATAGCTAGTCCTTGTTCAGCTGACCACTCAAACCAGCCGATATTATCCTCAGCTCCAGAAGCGGCAGCTATTCCGCGCTCTCGCATTTTTATTAAAAGCTCTGACTGAGCGTGACCAGCATTTGAATAGAGCCAAGCTTGTGGATTTGGAGAGCTCATTTGGGTATATCGCATAGAAGCCCAAAGCTCTTGTCCAGACTCACCGTCAAATTCTCGCGCTTCGTCAATATGAATTGTAGAAGGAGCTGCAATACCGCGGCTTGCACTATTACCAGCTCTAATTAAATATCTAGCACCATTAAGCCGGATTTCTTGAGAGCCTTTGCTTTCGAATTTTTTTTCAAATGCAGCTAGTAGCTTTGGGTTATCTTCAATAATCTGTAAAACCTTGTAGAAGATTTCAGAAGATGTAGTTAGCTTGTGAGCTGTAGCTAGTTGAAGCTTCTCATCCCAGAGCATCATCCCTGTCAAAATCCTAAGAGCCATGAACGTGGACTTACCCTGTTGACGAGCAATCATTAAGCCTACGATTGGATGAGCCCAGCGTCCTGTGTCCGGATGGTAGCGGTGAGCTTGAATAGCTAGCCATTGTTGCCAAGGCAGGAGCTCAAAACCGATTTCTTTACAGAAGTCAATCATTTCTTGACCCTTTGAAGGTAAATCTAGGACCGGAGAGTGAATACGGGGCTCTGTGTAACCCTTAATAGCCTCTGTGAGCTGATTTGAGCCACTTTGAGCGGTGTTGGGTCCAGTCATGACCTAGACGTCCTTGTTGTGAATTTGTGAGACCGTTTCAGGGG